CTAGGGACGTTGGTCTGATGGTTTCCACTACCTCACTAGGGTAATAGGCTTTAAACCACTCTAGGGCCTTCCTATCGCTTTTAATGGCCCATTTAAACTTGGGCTTAGTGGTAGTTATGTATGCAACTACCTCATCACCTAATTCAGCCTTTACTCTGTCGGCTCCTAGACTTTCCATCTCTTTTTGTAGTTCGGCTCTTAACTCGTCCTTTAGCCGCTTGGCCTGATCTGCCAATAGGCTTATTGCCGCTAGCTTTAGGCTTAGGTCTTTGATTTGCATTTTGCTCCCTTTCTTGATGTCTTTTTAATCGTATCTCCAACGAGTCCAATTGGACGCCCATATCTCGGGCTATAAACTCTTTGGAGAAGCCCCACTCCATCATTTGATAAATGTATTTAATGGAGTGGATACGTCTCTTTATTTGTCTTTGCTCGCCCACCCGTCCCCCTTAAAATGAACTGGGTTAGCAGTGTATAGCCTCTTTAGCGGGGAACCGCAGTGGCACACCATTGTCTGATTACCTGCCGCAATAGATAGCCAAATTTCCCATTGGTCATCGCAATATGAGCAATAAAAATCATATGTCGGCATCTAAAAACCTTTCCAGTGTGGCACCACCAGTCCAGTATCTCTGTTTAATGCGTTCTTGGCCAGCAGCTATAAGACAAATACGGCATTTAGCCGCCTTCATCTTGTAGTTCCCGCATTGGTCGCAGCGAGTGATTTCATCCTCTTTACTGGCTACTCTTTCTGCTGGCTCAATCAATCGCATTTCAAAGCAATTCTGGCATTCCATTAACCAGACTTCTTGTCCCTCATTTATCTCTGAGGCGTATCGTCTGATTTCCCTGTGTGCGGTTAGCTTTTTACAGTTTCCGCACTTAAAGGGGTGCATCTCTAAACTCACTTCTGGAATACCCAACTGCCATCTGATCCAATACGCATCCATTTAGCAGGGTGACCAGACTTAGGCGTAGGGCAGACCCAGCCGCGATACTCCTTGCCCTCTTTTGTGCCGGACTTCAGCACCATCGGGCCATCGCCACCAGAGCAAAGAGGAATCTCATCAACTATCTCAGCGCCTAGCTTTTCGGCTACTTCGCTGACATCCCACACTATTGGTTCTGGGTCGTTCGGTCTCTGCTCTTTAACAAACTCTGCCAGTTTCGGATTAACTGTCTGGATTGGCTTCTTTGGTGCTCCAACTGGTTTAGCAAAATAGCCAGCGAGGTTGAGAGCTCGTCCAAGAGAGCCAGTCTCCGCAAGCTCCAACGCATACTGCTTACTTTTTGCTTCTGAAGATAATCCGGTTGTCCAAGCCACAGAATCAGCCTCAGTACGATAGAGCTCAGTTTTAACAATATAAACATCGCAGTCACTCGTAAGCGACTCTTCAAGTACGTGAGTTTTAATCCGGTAATCTGGATAGGCATTTATAAACTCCTTTAAGCGGTCTTGAACTGAAACATAATCATCAAGGTAATTCGACATCTAATTTCTCCCGTCCTGCGAATTGATCTATCGCGTAAGTTAATTGTTCTTTTAATGACCAAAACGTTCCGTCTGGCCAATTTTGCGCCTCATTTGCACAGGATTGGCAATAAAACCTCACCTGGCCTCTTCGGTTAGGTGTCTCACTAACGACTTTCCAGACTGCTGGCACTTGTGCTTTTAGATGCCAAGAGCCGTCTTTTAATTGTCCCCAACGAGATTTGCAGTAATCGCACCATTGGTGATTGTTAGAGTTCCGAGTCAGACTCAACGTCATCCCAAGCTTCTGGTGTCTGAAATCTGGTGAAAGCCAAGATAGCGGAGTATCCAACGAGATCGAGATACGAATCCTCGCGCTCTGGACTTTCCACCATTCGGCTGAGCTTTGTCGCGATAAAAACGAGTGCAACGTCAGCTGGGTCTCTGAGCTGAACACCGAGTTGTCTCGCGATTTTGTAAATGCGTAATAGATTGTGTCTCGGATCGCCATATTCAAGCCCCCGGTCGGCGAGGGTGTCACCAGCATCCGAGAGCCAGTCACTTAACGATCTCTCTGACATTTAAGCTCGCTCTTCCTCTCTTGTATCCATCATTGAAAGCTTTGGCTTTAATGCCTAAGATTGCTCGGTGTAATAACCACCAGCCAGCGATAGTTAAGCTAAAGATAATTGCGTCTTGGTATTCACTCAACATCGGCATTAACTCCGAATCTGTCGAGCCAATAGGCGCTAATCTCTTGCCTACTTAATCGCCCTCTAACTGATTTACGGCCTAATGACTCAACCGCATACCGGCGGATTAATTGGCCTTTGACATAGTTTTTACCATCTGACCAAGCGCCAGAGGTGGTATCAAACCGAATTAAATCCGGCTTATTTATCATTTATTCTCCCTTCTAAACCCTCATAAATGGATTTAGTGGGATAAATGTATTTAATTAAATGGATTTATACAAGTAGCAATTCGGCGAGTCGAATATCTAAGTAGCCGGCTAGCTTCTGGACTGTCCCTTTATTGGCGAAGTCGGTCTTATCTGGCAAGGCCTTTAAAGCCCACTCAGGCTCGTTTATAGCCCCTAAATCAAAGCAATAGACCCCTTGTGGGGTGGAGTTGATATAAAGCGTTCTAGCACCCGTTCTAGCCCTTATATCGGCTAAATAGTCCCACTTCTTCTTCTCGATTAACAAAGTTGGGTAATGGGTACGGCGGCATTTCATTTCGATATACGAGTCGTGGGTAATGCCGTCTGCTCGGTCGGTCGCTGATAGAGGCGTTAAGTCCGGATAAATCGACTTAAGAGCCTCGAATAGTTCAACCTCGCGGAGGTAAATTAGACGTCCTCCTCGCCATCTTCCCACCCGATTTTCTTAATCGGATCAGAAGGGTCGATAACCCAGTCCGGCCAGCTAGAGCGATCCATAGCAAAGGCCAAAGCCGTTCCTTCGTCCATTCCATTGCGGCGGCAAGTCTCATAAATCTCTTTGCAAGCAATAGCCCAAAAGTCTAATTTTGTAGGCAACTCTTTAACAGTGCGACGCTTTTTAGCAACCTTCTTAACTGGTTTTTTAACGCCGCGCTTTTGTGCCACCTTTTGCCACCTTCTCTTTGAGGGCCAGTTCAAGGGTAGATTCTAACTTGTCAAGCCGAGAAATCAGCGGAAGGTTCTCAAGTTTTATAATGTATCTAAGACCGGCTATTAGTAGGCCAATAGATCCGAGCACCGAAGCTATGAAGGCTGCGATGTCCCCAGGAGCCATTACCGGACTTTTCCGTAACGCTCGTAGTTAGGGTTAAGCCAGTTGATGATGCTAGGCAAGACTGATGCTATTGCCGCATTTACAATTGCATTTACATCTAGCCCCACTGCTAGGTAGGTCGCTAGTGCCGCTGCTAGGAATGTCTTTGCCCAGCTCTCGGCTGCTTTCTTCAAGTCTTTTAGCATATCTATCTCCTTCTAGGTCGAACCATTTTCCGTTGTTGTCTCCCAGAGTTGTAAAACTGATATGAAAATGCGAGCGGTGAGGGTTGCTACCTCTGTATTTTCTACGCTTCCAGTTAAGCAGCGGACTCATTATCTTCCCATCGTAAATAATGTATTTAATCCGCTTATCTCCGCGCTTAGCACACTTGCGAATTTTCTCAACAAGTGCGTAAGTCTCTTCTGGATGAGCATTGAGATTCGCATCAATATCTAATGCGCGGACTATTCCGTCTTTGGGAATGTGATCCGAATTGCCATTAGCAAAATGACGGGCGTCAGCTATCCACCCATCCGATTTTCTATCGCGCTCGGGATAGTCATCGTCTATCTGCTCGCGTAATTGCTGACCAGCCTTACAAAGTTTCGCCACTAAATTCTCCCCCAATATAAGACCAGCCGATTTCAACTTCTGGCTTGTCATCGACATTTACGAAGTGAGAGGAGTCCGGTAGTTCATCCTCGTCATCATAAAATGCTATAACCCGATTATTCTGAATCTGGGCTAGCTTCATTTTGTCTCGCTAGGTAATCAGCGTATTCGGCATCAGTCATTTCTCTAACTGTCTGCTCGCCTGTTTGCACATCTACATCAACGACATTTGGTTTCATTATTTAACTCCGTATAATGCTACTGTGCCAGCACCGGCAAAAGTTGTATCTACTATTACGTTGATTTGTGTGACTATAGCGCTCGCTAAATAAATGCCATTTTCCATAAACATAGTTGTGGCGCCTGTACCCCCAAAGCCTTTGTTTATAAATTTGACACCCGCGTTATCGCAATTCTCAATTACCACCATTCCCGCAATAGTTCCAGTTACTGCGGTGAAACTCAATTTGGTAGTAAAATTCGATTGACTTACCGTTTCAGAGCTAGACCAAGAGGAAGAAAGATATTTGCTGCCTGAGTCATTGTTGATTCTCAAGTCCAATTCGTCATTTACAGTTAAAGTTACTCCGTCAGCTACCACCATTAGTTTTTTGTAAGGTGAAAGACCAGTGAAATTAACTGCGGCGGTCGCTGCGGTAGGAGTAACCGAGCTAATTAGCTCCCAGTTATCCGAGCCAGTTCCCCCAATTTTGCTAATTGCCATTACGCGACCTCAGTTCCAAATGCGTTGAAGGATAGGTCGGCGGTTGAAGCATAAACGCGCAAAACGTCACTGGCGTCCATAGTAACGCCAAGCGTTAATGCCACTGTCTCTTTGGCTTGAATTGATGCGTCATAGACCAGATATTGATTGTTGGCTGCGGCTGCGCCATTGACTGCAACATAGACGCGATAAGTCGCGGCTGATGATCCGCGATTACAAATGACTAATGAGCTGATAACTGTCTCAGTTGATGCTGGGACTGTGTATAGCGCGGTCTCGGTTGTTGCAGCTGGTGCGCTTTGTCCAAGCACTTTGTAGGTTGTCGTTGCCATTATGCCCCCATCAGTAGGAATGGATGAGGTATCTCACCCTTAAAGTTTTCGATTTTATTGACTGTGCTATCAGCGGAGTTAGTGACAGTCCGGATAGCCTCGGCACCCTCTTTAAGGTAGTCGGAGTCATCGGGTTGAACCCAGCCATAGTTAGTTGAAGTTGCCATAGGAGTCCTATTCTACGGTAGTCCGACACTATCCACATTAGCCCAAGTGAGTGTCGGGATAGTGCCAAAGTAGGCTTCGGCGGTTGAGGTTGAACGATCTACTGTGCCAGTCCAAGCTAGTTCTGGGCGGCGGCTGGCAGGTATGTCGCTTAATGAGCCATCAAAATAAAAGGGTGAATAGCCGCCTGAGTTCTTTTCTGCAATTATGGCATCAACAAAGATGGTGTCACCCACCAATCCAGTCGTCTGTAATCCGACTCCTATACCTGCCCATAAAACGCTCGCACTTGTAAAAGTTGCGCTAAATTGTATTAAAGTCCAATCAGTGCTGTTTAAAGTAATTGTGCTTCCTACGAATTGCTCTACAATGGTTGCTGAGGTTGCGCTTATAAATCCATTTAGTAATAA